GGTGTTACTTGAGGATAAGTTTATTGACTTGGCGTTTGACATGGGTCCTGTTGATGGACTCACTCCAAATGAAGTCAAACAATATATACGGCATATAGCAGATAGAAGACTACTACAGCTAGGGTTAAAGCCTAACTATGGAGTTAAAGACAACCCACTCGAATGGGTCGATTGGGTAGTAAGTGGCGTAGAACATACTAATTTCTTTGAGAACAGAGCTACGGAATATGCGAAGGGTGCCATGACTGGCACTTGGGCAGATGCATTTTAAGCTTGACACGAATAGCAAAGTATGATAGTATTAAAGTTCAAGGGGGGCACAAAAGGCAACTTGATTCTATAGATGGGGATACCCTACAAAGAGTTAGGTTGCCTTTAGCTTTTTAAGGAGTGTGTGATGAAAGAACTTAGCAAAGAAGATTATAAAATGTATTTGAAAGAATACAAAGAACGCGGCGCGTCTTGTTTCAAGCGGTCACGTAATAAATCTTTGGGAAAAGAAGAAACAAGAAAAGCTTATAGGGAGCATTTAGATTGTCAAGCTATGATTAGAAACATGAATTATAAAATGAATCATGGGGAATGGTTGTATGATGATTTGCCTAACGGACATTTTATTAAACACTTTAGAGTTATAGCTTCAGGTGATCCTGATCGAGTCGGAAAATTGGTGGATAATTTTGGAAGGGAATATGATGTACCAAGAAAAGGAAACTAAGTATGACGGCTTTGCTAAAAAACTTTTCTATGATTTTAGAAAGACGAAAAAGAAACTACCTTACTGGGAACGATTGGATTTCAGGGACAGGGATGAGTGGCGTGGTATCGCTCAGATTGTAAAAAGAGAAAGGAAGTACTATAAAAATCTACGCAAGAAAATGAAACGAAAAACAGGAGACACATATGAAGGACAAACTACAAGAAACAGTTAACGCTTTGGTATTGGCCAAGGGAAGTAAATCCGATGCGGCTAGAAGTTTAAACATTCCACGCACCACTTTTATAAGCAGGTTGGATGCGGCTGAACGGGAAGGAATAAAGCCCACAGTTAAATCCCCCAACTTGGAAGTGGCTCTGGCTGAACAAAAAATGGTTTATGATTTACAGGTACGTGACCTCAAGAAACAGTTGGAAGAATCCATACATCAAAATGTAACCTCGGATTATGTGCGCAAGCATGTACTTAAATTGGGAAAGTACCAATCCACCCCGCCTAAATGGGTAACCAAATCTTCTCCAGCCACGGGAAATCCTGGAGTTCCCACTCTGTTCTTATCTGATTTTCATTACGGGGAGATAGTGAAACCAGAAGCCATAGGCAATTTAAATAATTTTAATAAAAAGATTTCGCAATTGCGATTGAAGTCAACTGTGGAAACAGCCATAGACTTATGCCATAATCACATGGTCAACCCCAAGTACCCAGGAATTGTCTTGGCTTTGGGGGGAGACATGATGGCAGGCTCCATTCATGATGAGCTGATAGAATCAAATGACGGCACAAACATAGATCATGTGTTGGAATTATTTGATCAGTTGGTCTGGACAATTTCCACTTTAGCTGATAAGTTTGGTAAGGTTTTTGTTCCCACTTGTTATGGCAATCATTCTAGGATGTACCAGCAGTACAGAAATAAAGAGGCGGCGCATCTTAGTTTTGATTGGATGCTGTATAACATGTTGGAAAGACACTTTAAAGCCAACAAGGATGAACGTATAAAATTCTTGATATCCACGGGATTTGATACGTACTATAAGATATACAACACAAGTTACTTGCTGACGCATGGTGATAGGCTAGGAGTCCGCGGAGGAACGGGCATAGTGGGAATGCTTGGGCCTATAGCACGTGGTGTTCAGAAGGTGAGATCGGAGTATGCTAATTTTGGGAAGTCCATTGACTATGTAATCATGGGGCACTACCATCAATACATCTCCATTAAAGGGGCCATAGTTAACGGCTCGCTTAAAGGTTATGACGAATACGCCATGAGTAATCGCTTTGCCTTTGAGATACCTAAACAAGCTTTATGGTTTACACACCCACAATATGGTGTAACTTTCCAGGTTCCTGTGGTCGCCGAGCAAGGCGTTCCCAAGAAACCCAAGAAAGAATGGCTTCAATGGGCGGCATAAAGTGATTCATTGGGGGCTTGAATGTGCCCCCTTTGTCTGATATAATAATAAAAGAAGGAGAACATTATGGCTAAAAAGAAACAAGGATATAAGGACCGCAAGGATGAATCCATCGCAATGCGCAAGAAAAAGAAACGAACCAAGAAACAACTGAAGGCAAGCGCGGATGAATCCTATGGTAAATTTGGCAGTAAAGCCAAGAAAAAAGGCAAGATCAATAAATAAGTTACGGAGGTAACAATGAGTACAGAAAATTTTTGGACACCGATCCAATCTTTCGCCATTGGTGCGGTTAAAATTGGCGGGGATGCCGTCAAGGTAGAGGAACCCAAGGAAGAAGAAAAGAAAAAAGATGACGATAAGCAGAAGTCAAACGGGGAAGACAGTGAGTCTAAAGCCTCCTAAACACCAGCAACACAAGGTGATAAGGAGCTCTTCTCCAATGGAGAAGTCAAAGAAAAAAAGAAAACCCCTTCTTCCCGCGAACAAAAAGAATTTTACAAAATATAAACCTAAGAAAATTAAAGGGGCAAAGTCTTTGACAGCCTCTAGTCTTTGGAAATTTATTCCTGATGTTAAATAATTATGGTAAAAATATTTTTTTTATTAATGATAATGTCTTCGCCTAACCAGACTACCGTCAAGTATAATGCATCCATTTATCCATCGGAAGTATTGTGCATGAAGGCAAAGGAGGGTTACATGGAGGCATATGAGTCAAGTGTGGATAAGGATAGCATGAAGACGGAAGCCTTCTGCATACCCTTTGAATCCTTTCCCATTCTGGGAATGACGGCTGATACAATAGGAGCATAGCATGGCAAAGAAAAAGAAATGGATTCAAAAAGCCAAGATTAAAAAGGGGGCACTGCACAAGGACTTGGGTGTGCCCATGGGCAAGAAGATACCCAAGGCCAAGCTAGATGCGGCGGCTAAGAAAGGCGGCAAGATAGGCAGACGGGCCAGACTTGCCAAGACATTTGCGAAGATGAGGAAAAAGAAATGACCTGTAAAAATTGTGATCATAACTGCCACTGCAGTAACGGAGGTTCATGTTGCGGCGGACAATGTGAGTGCAAAGACTGTGATTGTAAATCTAATGATTCGGGTAAAGAAAAGACCGTGGTCTTTGATCCCGACTTTAGTTTGACGGAGCATTAGATGGCTGGGTTAGAAACTTTATTAAAACAGATTGTTGCTGCTTTTTCTGGGGGAGGTTCTGGTGGAGGTGCAAGTAGTTCTAAGCAACAAATTATTGATCATTTAAAAGATAAAGGATATAGTAAAGAAGCTATTGCTGGTATTGTAGGTAATATAGATGTAGAGACAGGCGGATCTTTTGATTATAAACAAAAAGAATTAAATGCAAAAGGTAAACCAAAAAAGGATGGAGCTGAAGGTTTATTTCAATTTGATTTTATGAAACCCCATTATGAAACATGGAGAAAAAATAATAAGAAAAAAGACTCCATTGAATCTCAAATAGATTTTATGGATGAAGTTGTTAAAGGTAAAGTTGATATGCTTGGTACTCAAGAAAGAGCTATATTGGGAGAATTTTTATTTAAACCTGGTCATGGCAGAGCTGAAGATATAGCAGGTGTTTTTACTTCTGTTTTTGAAAAACCTGAAAAAGGGAAAGAACATTTTGATAGAAGAAAAGCTAGTGCTATAGATATCTATAATAGTTTATAATGAATGGGAATAGAAGTAATAATATTAGCGATCTTAGGATCAGTAGTAACAGGATTAGTAACAAATGAAGCGGCGCAAGTTGCAGGAAATGGAGTTAGATTAATGGGCGGATTACCAGTAGAAATGATTACAATGCTTGGCTCATCTTTATTGGGTGGGTTCATGTCCATATGGGGTCAA